CGATCTCTGGAGTAAGAGGTTCACCAGGATGAATAAGCCATTCGTGCTTGCTGACCAACTGTCCGTCTTCAAACCTTTGCAGAGCCAGCTCAATTATCTTTGGCTGTTTCTCTACAGGAGCAATACTTGGCAAAGGCAGACCAGTCGTCTCCGTATCAAACACTATGGATATCATCATTGTCCCCTTCAATTATCAGAGACTCAAGCATGGCACTGTAAACTGCGTTGTCATGGGCAGAGTCTTGGTGCGACAATCCACTCTCTGACAGCCTTGTTAGTTTTACCATCGACAGCAAGAACAGGTGAAACTTGTTGAAGTCATCCTCTGTTTCTAATGTCAACCCCGTTGGATAAAGAGCCACCATCACAGCACCAATCTTGCGCCAGTTATTGCCATACTGTTTGCTTCGTTCGCGATAGGTGTCTGCCATAGCAATAAGGATTTCATCAGGCTGCATTTTCATGTTTCTTTTCTCCGTAGTAGTCAACATCATTAATTTTAAGAATGGCAGCATTGATGCCTATGCTTTTGTAAGCATCTACAACGTCTTGCCTGTCGTCGTAAGCGCACGATATTTCTTCAGGGGCTATCTTGTGCGTCTTCATCAATTTCAATTTCAAAGAGGCGCTGTGCTCACGAGATCTGTTTGGTCGCATCAATAGTTTTGAATAAGCAATGCCGTGCTTGGCAAGCCATCTTTGAGTTATCTTGCGATAGTGGTCTGGTCTTGCAGTCAGGATCACAATCTCATCTGCGCTATGCTCTTGCAGTTTATGCAAATTCGCAGCCTTGTCAAACTCTGACATCAGATGGTATGCATTGTACTTGTTGAATACATTTTCGCAATCATGATGTATGATGTCAACCCTCCAACCATCATCGGCAATACAATTATCTAAATCAAACACTGCGTACATTTTGCACCGCCTTTGCTTGGAGAGCAGTTAAGTCATTCATCAACGAAGCCTGATCGTCAGCAGGAAGAGAATGAAACAGGGAAAGAAAATCAAAAGCAGAGGCAATCTCTTTGAAGAATTTTGCCTTTTGCGCGTTTACCCCAGTTTGAGGGATGTTCATGATTTCCGCATCCCATCAACTATTTTTAGCAACTCGCCTCGCTCTTTAAGATCAGGGAACTTCCTCTTGGCGAACTCCTCAATCTCTGCGAAGTAATCTCTGCCGTGCTTGAAGAAAAACTTCTCAGCCCAAGGATGAACTCTAAGGACTTCATCAACCATAGCATTGACAACCTTTTGATATTCGCTTTGCGTTCTGCCTCCTGTCCGAGACTTGGCAAGGTCAACCATGGTACGCAGATTGAATTTACAAACAATGTTGGTGCTGATGTTGGTTGGAAGAATGCCTCGTGCATCCTCAGCAGGCTGACCTATTGAAAGCAAATGGTTGTAAACAGACTTGGTGTGCGCCAAAAGATCATCGATCACATTGGTTGCTTCATCGCTGTCTTTGTTCTTGTCTGTGTAAACGTAATCGAACTCGCCCATCTCAAGGACGCGCATGGTCTGCTGAGCGTAGCTAGCATTCCTGGTGCGCACCTGTTGGTGAGTGTAAGCACGGCTAACTCCTTCAACCAAGAACACGTAGTCAATGAACTCCCAGCTGGAAGGAATTGTGTTGGCCATGTAATCTAACTGCTCCAACTTTTCCTCCTCAGAAAGATTGCTGATCTCCTCCAACAATCCTGGTGTCATGGTTAACCTCGTTGCCTTGGTGAACAGCAATAGATTCATTGCGTCCTGTGTGTGGTTTATTAGTGTTACTTTCATGCTGCTCTCCTTAATAATTGGTCTGCTACTGCAACCTTCAATTTGGCTCGGTCTGTCAAATGAGCTCGCTCAAATGCCCTGCTTTTGTCTTGGCCAGTTCCTGTCTCATGGTCAAAGAATTGGGTGACAGCGTTAACCAAACCCCAAGCTGTGCCTTTGGAAGACTTGTATTGTGCACCAAGACCTTCTCCGTCATACAGACGAATGATGCGGCGCAATACGGTTGACTCTTCCATCAACTGCTCTGGGTTCTCGCCAGTCCACTCTGACTTCAACTCGTCAGCCACGATCTGTATCGCTTCATCACGATCAAGCTTCATGCTTGCAAGAGTTTCCATGCTGCCAACAAAGTTAGACCAAACCTCACCAGCAATGCCCATCTGTGCCTTGACTTGCTCTGGAACAAACGTAGCTGAGTGTGGTATTCTGATCTTGGCTAAGTGACCTGAGCTGCCAACTGACATGCGCAATGTATTGTTACAAACTACGCGAACTGAAGTGAAGTGCGCAACCGTAGACATGCTGCCATCACACGAGGAAGCCATAAGTAAATAAGGCTTAACTTCGTCCTGACCCATAATGCGAACGCTGTCCCCTGTGCTTGCTAATGCCCAAAACTTCTTACCACCGAACAAACAGCCTGCTGTTTCCATCTTGAATCCTTGACCAGAGATAAGATCCCTAAAGAACTCTAAAACTTCTCCTGGCTGCACTACGCGGTATGCATCGCTGACAACGCTGAGTGGTGCTTTGGTGTCAGAGCGGAACAATACTTGCTTCTGAGGGAATATCAACTGATTGTCTTCCTCATCTTTGTAAATCAAATCAGCAGGGTTAACATTCCAGTTCATGCCTGCCTGAACTTTCCAGGTGTCAATGTCTTCGTCTGGAGAGATTTCATTACCAAGACCATGCCAAGGTGTTACGCCTGCGTAAGCCATATTTGCCCTGCCATTGCTCATATCTAATTCGTGTGCCATTATAGTTCCTTCACTTTACCGTTAATCAAAAAATTCGATGGTTTCAAATGCTTGCGTGAGCAGTACATTCTTACGTACTCTTCCAATGTATTGGGCAAGCGTTTCAACAATTCTGCTTTAATCATTTTTGTCTCCTAATAGGTAGCGTTTGGCTTCTTCTGTTGCACCGAAATTGATGACAGACCTACGGAAAATCTCCAACGCCTTTTGGATCGGATAGCCTTTCAGCTCTTTCATTTCTAGTTCGTGCATAGCTTCGTCTGTCAACTTAACAACGGACAAGCCACCAGCATCCAACGGTATCACATGGTTGTACTTGTTGCCCTGCTTAACAAGCATGTAACTATGACCACCCCTAGCAAGCATTATATTCATTTTGACGCCCCTTTGTAAGTAACGCGAACTTGTTTGTATTGCGTTAAATTAGTATGGTCATCAACCCAATTTTGACCAAGCTTCAACAAAACAGCCTTGTTGTCCAATGTGAATCGAATGCCCTCAGAAACTTTAACTGTTGCCTCTGGAAGCAAAACCTCTTCAACGCCCATCTCCAACAATTGCTTTTTGGCTTGCTCGTATTGAGCTTCGATGACAGCCTTCTTAGTGTGCAACTCAACCAACCTTTGTGCTACAGCTTCTGGTTTGAATAATCTTTGTACTGATGCCATGATGATACCCCTTTCTAAATTATAAATTTCTTGCCGTTTATTTCTGCACTGCCCTCTGCTTTAAGCTTCATTCTGAAACGAATATGAACGCCCATAGGAAGACCAAGTGCTTTGAATGCTGCTGCAGTGCTTTTGTAAGTAACGCCGTCAACCGTGACAGACGTTCTTTTTGTTTGGGGAGCCACGCCGTGCTCGGCTTGAAACTCCGCAATGATAGGCTCTGCATGAATATCGCTGCAACTAGGAACACCTAATGCTTCATAAACGCGTCTGCGTCCTTCAAGAAGACTGCTGAATCTGGTTATTTTTTTGCCTGTCAGCTCGTTGTATTTCTCAACAAGATCCTTGCCGCTCAAAGTACTAACGTAAGTCAAACTCAAATTTTCCATCTTAAACCTCGCTCTAAATTATATCGGTCAACCGCGACCGTAAGACTATTATCCTCTTGTTAGATACAAAAAGCAACAATTATTTTCATTATTTTGAAAATACTTTCACAGAATCATAATTATCTGACTTCATAATTCGTTTAATAACCTGTGCATCTTTGACGACGTCATCAAGGAGAATGTTGCGCCACGTGGCAAATCGACCGAGACTGTAAATTCCATGGTCTTGTGTCAATTTATAAATGAAGTTACGTCTAAATCCTTCGTCGATCGCACTTATCTTGCCATAACGCTGAGAAACTTTGTCAAAAGCAGAGCATGCAGCTGAATTTATGCCGAAAGACTTGAACACAACGTCAATATCGTTTTGGTTCAGCACGTCAATTGCCTCGACGATCAGCAAGTCTTTGGTTATGCTGGCTCGATAAACATTTAGCTCTAGGTCTGGGTAGTAAATTGTTTGGTAAACGTCTGCTCCAGGTATGTGCCAACGTTCGACATGAATCGGAGCATGCTTGAACTCTTGATTGTGTTCTACACCCATTAGCTTTGCCATGATTGGCATCGGAACAGTGCTGATTGCACCGCGTGGTATTTCGTCCATCTTAGTATTCCAACTGATGCGACCTGAACAACGATCAACCAATTGACTTATTAGATCTTCAGGGGCTATATACCGTTCAACAGGATCCAAATTCCATATGCTTCGATCAGCTAGTTTGCCAACAACCTTTCCAGAATACCAATTGGCTAGGCGTATGTCAGGCTGCACGAATTTATTCTCGTACCACAAACCTTTTTTAACATTGACCTTTTTAAACTCAACACCTGTTGCGTCTCCAACTGCGCTAGTTCTGAACCTCAAAACTGCCTTATGTATTGACTGAGACTCATCCCCTGCCTCAAACAGCTGTGCTCTTGGGAATATTGAGCCTGCTATTAAACCTGCAAGACCTGCACCTACGATAGTTGTCATATTGTTCTCCGCTCTAAATAATTAACACTCGCTAAGTATGCGCTCTTTTCAAATAAAAAGGCAAGTAAAATTTAATTTGCCTAAAATTATTTTTTGGAGGATAATTGCTTTTCAAAACTTAGAAAGGAGAATTGTGAAAAACACCAGCTTGACAAACCTTATTAAAGGAGAGTGTAATGCCTAAAGTCTATGTCTGTCAAATTCCTCATAGACGGGACAGAGAAACGGACTCACTGGTGCCAACTATTAACGTCGGTCCAGCGTCTAAGCACGGAGATGTTGTTGTTATGATGCCACCGCAAGTGTCATTTTATGCAACGGCAGACTTGGTGGACCAGTTGAAACAAAAACTTGCATTGTATGATTATGCTGCTGGCGATTCATTGCTAGCTACAGGAGATCCTGCTATAATTTCTGCAGCATCAGCGATATTAGGAGCCAAGTTTGGCAAATTTATATTGTTGAAGTGGGATCGTCATGAGGGGATTTATATTCAAACTAGGATTGTACTATGATTACTTTAGCAGAAGTTTCTAGTTTGTGTTCAGCTTTAACCGAGCAACGACGCAAGGTAGACCAAATTGAAGAAGAATTATCGACTGTGAAAGAATTTGTAAGGCGGTTGGAAGAGGAAGACATTCCCCTAGCCATGCAAGAGCTTGGAGTCGATGAGTTGAAGTTGGTAACAGGTGAGAAAGTCTCAATCAAGCATGATGTTTATGCATCTTTGACGTCAGAAAGCAAACCAGCAGCGTATAATTGGCTGGAAGCAAATGGCTTCGGAGGATTGATTAAGACAAATGTAAGTGTAGAATTTGGAAAAGGTCAGATTGAGGGAGCCGAGTCGTTAGCGGAAGACCTTCAGTCCCGTGGTTTGCCTGTTTCTCTCGGGAGAGACGTGCATGCTCAGACATTGAAAGCATTTTTGAGGGAGCAGCTAGCTAACGGTTCAAATGTTCCTCTTGAATTGTTCAATGCTAGACCAATTTCAAAAGCAAAAATATCTTAAACTTAGAAAGGTGAAACAAAATGACTACAAAAAATGAAGTGGCGGAAGCCAAAACTACAGCCGTCGGTGCTGCTCTTAACTTTGCCGCAGACGCTGGCTTAGGTCTTGAAGGTGCTGACAAGGACTCTTTAGCAATACCGTTCTTGTCTATCTTACAGCCGATGTCTCCACAAGTTGTGGACGAAACAGTTGAAGGTGCAAAAGCTGGGTTGTTAATCAACTCCATCACCAACGAATTATACAAAACAGTGCAGGTCGTTCCTGTTGCATTCCAACGCCGTTTCCTACGTTGGGCATTGCGCGAGAATGGCGGCGGCTATCGTGGCGAGTATACCGCTGCACAAGTTGAAGCACTTAAGATTGAGCGTAACGATGAAGGTCGTTTGATTTACGAGGGTGACGAACTACGCGACACTCGCAATCACTTCGTCATGATTGTTACAGAGAATGGCTTTCAACCAGCATTGTTCTCTCTAAGCAGCACTCAAATCAAGAAAAGTAAACGCTGGTTATCACGCATTCAAGGCGTGCAAATGAAAGACGCTAATGGTCGTACCTTTACGCCACCCAGCTTCTCTCACGTTTACGAAGTGCGTTCCGTAAAAGAGTCGAACGACAAAGGCTCATGGTACGGTGTTGAGGTTGATATGGTTGGACCAGTTGCAGACGCAGATCTTTACGCTGCTGCTCGTGCGTTCCACGACCAAATCGTTTCTGGCAAGGTAGAAGTTGCAACGCCTGTTGAAGAAGAAAAGTTTTAGTTAATAGGGCAGCAATGCCCTTTTCTTTTTCATAAGGAGTTGTAATGAATACATATCAATGGGCAAAAAAGTACATTGAGCTCGGATGGGCTATATTTCCCATACATTCCATAGATGCAAATGGATGTTGTACTTGCGGCAAGAAGGATTGCGGCGATGCTGGCAAGCATCCTCGTGTCAGGCGTGGACTTAAAGAAGCATCAAAAGA